ATGAACGCTCTAGAGACCTTCCAGCGCAAAGTCGCGCAAGCGCTGATCCTGTTGTCGTTTGCGCATGTGCCGGTGATCGTCGCGGTGAGCTTGTGGCGCGGCTCCAATCCCACGACCAACTCCCTGGCGGCGCTCGCGCTGGCGCTGCTGCCGGCGCTGCTGCAACGGCTCGACCGCCCGTTGTCGATGCTGATGCTGGCGATCGCCGCGACGCTGGTGGCGCAGGCGTCGATCCTGGTGGCGGCCATGAGCGGCCATCCCTGGCAAATCGAGATGCACTTCTACTACTTCGCGATCCTGGCGATGCTGTCGGGCTTTTGCGGCTGGCAGGTTCTCGTCTTCGCGGCGGGGCTGATCGCCGTCCAACATCTGTTGCTCAATGCGGTCTTTCCGGCCGCGCTCTTTCCCGGCGGCATCGGCAGCATCTGGCGGACGCTGCTGCATGCCGCAGTCGTCGTCGCCGAGGTTGCGATGCTGCTGGTGATCGGGCAGACGATCCGCCAGGCCTTCGCCAAGCTGGATGTCGCGCGTGCGGCGGCCGAGCAGATAACCGCCGAGCTTCATCAGTCGCATGCTCGCGACGAACAGCATCTCGTCGAGTCGAAAGCCCAGTCGGACCAACTCCGGCAAAAACTCGACGCCTTCAATCGCGAGGTCAGTCTTTCGATCGACCGCCTGCACGCCGCCGCCACCGGTCTGCAAGGCAATGCGGATGGGCTTTCGCGCGCGGTGGGCAGAACGAAGGCGCGTTCGACGACCGCCTCTGCCGCTTCCGACAATACCGGACACGAGGTCGATTCCGCTGCGACCGCCGGCGAAGAGCTGGCGCGCACGATTGCTGAAGTCGAGGAGAACACGTCCCGCTCGTCGCAACTGACGGAAAGCGCCGTCCGCGAAGCCGAGACGACCCGTCTGACGATCGACGAGATGGCGTCGGTTGCGCGCGAAATCGGCGCCGTAACCGTGCTGATCAGCAATATCGCGGCTCAAACCAACCTGCTGGCGCTCAACGCGACCATCGAGGCGGCCCGCGCCGGCGAGGCGGGGCGCGGCTTTTCGGTGGTGGCGCAGGAAGTCAAGGCGCTTGCGACCCAAACATCGTCGGCGACCCAGAGCATCGCCGCGCACATCGAGGCGATGCAGAACACCACCGCGCGTTCGGTCGAGGCCATTCAGACGATCTCCGGAACGATCAGCGAGGCGCATCAATTCTCGACGCGCATCGCCGCCGCGATGGCGAGCCAAGCGGAGGCCGCGCGCGCGATCGCCGACAACATCAACCGCGCCGCCCGCAACGTCGGCGAAGTGTCGACCGAGATCGGAGAGATCGAAGTCATCGCCGGCGAAACCGCGACATCGGCGGACGCACTCGGCCAAGCCTCGGTCGAGGTCGCCAACCAGACCGATCGCATCCGCCGGATGGTGAAGACGTTTACCGACGACATCCAGGCGATACGCGCGTAGCACGTCCGCACGCCAACGCGCGCAGCCGAGACCTGACAACGTCGGCAAGCGCGTTGCTCGCCCTGACCGGCGGCGGCGTCACGCCCCCGACGGTGGCGCGAAGAAACAGCGGCGTTTGCCGTCGGCGCCGCGGCAGCGCCAGAAGTGGCCGTCTTCGCTGATCTGCGCCTCGCTGAACGGCACGACCTCGTTCAGCTTGACGATGAGATAGCCGCCGGCGGTCTCGCGTACATCACCGGCGGCGAGTTCGAAACAGTCGTTGTCGCCGCAGCAATGTACGCCTTCGGTGCTGACGTAGTTGCCGTTGTTGATCCAGTGATCATGCGCCAACGCGCTGCCGGCGCAGAAAGCTGCGGCGATGGCCGCAAATGCAAGTGCGCGCATCAGTCTCCTCCGTCACAAAAAGCCGCGCTCGGCCCTCCGTGGACGCGTCGACACTCCGCGAGGGACTCCGCTCACGACTTACCGCCGCAACGATCGTTCGCCCCGATTGCACGCTCACATAGAAACTGATTCGCGCGCGCGCCGCGAGGGCGGCGCGCGCGTCAAGCGGACAACATTTCGGCAAACCGCGGCTATTTTTCGCGCAACCCGCTCAGGCGCTGCTGGGTGCGTCGCCATGAGCGGTCGGCGGCAGGATAGCCGGGTCGACATGCGTGGCCGCCGGAGTGCCCGCGACGATCGCGCCAACGATGTTCTTGGCGCCGGCGATCAGCGCGTTGCCGATCTCGTCGGCCGAGGTCGGGTTGATCTTGAGCTTCGCGCCGAGGCCCTCGAGCCAACCCACGAACGCGGATTGGAAACTCGTGTTGTTGAGGGCGCTGGAAGCGAGATCTTCCAAAATGGCCTCGCCGATGCTGATGGCGATGGACGCAATAGCCATGATCTTTCTCCTTGGTTGGGTGCTGGTGACAAAGGGTGGGATGGGACGAACCGACAAGCAGAGCGCCGCCGCGCCAGGCGGTCAGCGGTCCGCTTGCCGCATGCACGCGCGCCCGGCGCCTTGCGCGCCCATTGGGTCGTGTGAATGTCGTCTGGCTTCGACGCCGGCGGCGCCGATATGGGCGGAGACTAAAGACCGCCGCCTTTTTGCGTGAATGAGGCGGCGCAGGTCGCCGGCGGGATCGAACGCTAGCGCTTCGCCGCGCGGCCGCCTGCTCTGGCCGACGCGACCGCCGCCAGGAATCGCTCCCGCAGGTGATCCGGCGCCGACACCGACTGGATCTTATGCTTCAACAACGCGACGATAAGATCGGCATCCTGCGGAATGCGTCTACGTTTCAGATCGCGCGCCCAATGGAACCTGACCATCGCGGCGCTGTAGGGCACCGAAGTGCATTTCGTGTAGGTGTCTTCGCGCTCGCATGTGGGGTGCATGCGGAGCTTGTGGAACATTAACCGGTAGGGTTTGACCTCATCGTTCGGGAACATGATCGTGCGCGAGATAGGGGCAGCACGAAACTTTGCCCCCGCTCCCGCAATGACGCTTACGAGATCCACATAGCCGTTCGAATCGACGTAGACGCCGCCGAAAGTCGGGTCGAACACGTAGAACTTTCTCTCGAACGGCACGATCGTCGTGACGTGCGTCAGCGGCGTTCCCTCGTATCCGACGTCGATCGTAAACGCCGGGATGTCGAACAGCGCGAGCACTTTCTGGAAGAACACAGCGAAACCGCTGCAGGAAGCGCCGCCGGCGTCGGGCTGCCAGATGTCGCTATAGATTTCAGATGCCGACATGATTGGCAGCTTGCGCGAGAGATCCGCAAAGACGTCGATCCGATCGCCGACATCGAGGATCGGCGCGACCCACCCCAGCAGCCGGCTGGCCGCCTCCAATACGTCCGACCGCGCCTGTTCGTCGATTCCGGGAAGCGCGCCCCGTATGATGTTTTTCAGTTTCTCGTCGGTGAAGCAGTTCGGGCATTCCTCGATCGTGATTTCCTGCAATCCATACGTGAAGGCGGCGTCGCCGTAGAGCAGGAGCTCAATGGCGCTCGCACCGCTCACGATCCTTGAAAAATCGCCATCCGGTGCGGCCCCATACGAGGGCTGCTGCTTTCCGATCGTTATCCGAAGCGTCGTCCGCCCCTTGAGCTGCGATCCTTTGACCCGCACCCGGTAGATCATATTGGCGTTGAGCGCCTTGCGAAAAACGAGGCCCGCCGGGGGATTTGCCGCGCTGATGGAGAGCGTGCCGTCGGCGTTCTCGACCGTCGGCTGATTGTAGGTGTCTATCGTCCAACCGTTGCCGATACGGGCGGCCGCCGCGAGCACATCGCTTTTCGACCGGCAAGTCGGGCAGGCAACCAGCGCGATCGAGACCACCCGGTACTCGAATGCGCTATCGGAATAGATCAGCGCCTGCACTTTGTGCGCCGGTCCGAGCGGGTATTCCGCTTTGCCGTTCGGGGCCACAAGATAGAGCGGCGCATCATCGTCGACCTGCACGCGAAGCGTCACCGCGCCGCGGACCAACTTTCCCTCCACCACGAGGCGATACTTTCCGCCGGTCTCTTCGCTTTGCGTGAAATAGACCCCTGACGCCGCGCTCGAAGGGCCGACGATATCGACCGACGCTCCGTCGCCGCGGACGACGGGCTGGCCATAGTCGCTGGTCGTCCACTGACCGGCGCATGCGCCGCCCGCGAGCAGAACCGAAAACGCCAGAGCGATGATCAAGCGCATCCGAACGCGGAACCGGGCGAGCACAGGATGAGGGGTGCGGATCATGGTTCCGTCCTATTAGCACCATCGTTCCGAGCCGGCGAGCAGGCTGACGGGCCGCCCCCCCTTGCGCCAATGCGCGTTGCGAAATCAGGTCACCATGCCGCCCCGTCACACCAGCGTAAAGGTCTTGGTCGCCCCGCCGATACGCATCTTGAGGCTCGTGCCGTCATACCAGATATCGCCGTCGGACGGGCTTGCGGGGGCGGCGCCCGCCGCGACATTGATGCTGGCGCGGGTCGCCGAACCGGCCGCGGCGGCGATCCTGCCTTGCACCGCCAGCGACCCATCCGAACCGAGCGCCGCAATCGTGGTGGCGACCTGATTGTCGGCGTTCGCGTTGGCGACCGTCCTCCAGGTGAAGCCGCCGGAAATATCCGCCATCATGACGGCCCCCTTGATCCCGCGCGTGCGGAATGTGCTGTTGGTCGAGCCCGCCTCGCAGCAGAAGGCGAGGAACGGCGGACCTCCACCCTGATCATGCCCCAGCGCGCTGCCGTAGCCGGCCGCGTTGGCGTGTCCGAATTCCAAGTCGTTTCCGCCCGCCGAACCGCGCGATACGAGCGGCGCGCTGGTCTGCGCGTTGCCGCCGGTTCCGCCGACGCTCAGGGTCCCGGCGACCGCCGTGTTGCCGGTCGCCGGCGCTACCGTCAGCTTGTTCGCGCCGACGACGACATTGCCGCTCGAGCTGCCCGCGATCGTGACGCTGCCCGTGCCCTTTGCATTGATCGCGGCGTTTTCATTGGTCGCCGGCGAGAGCACCGAGAGTGCGGCTCCGCTGCCCGACGCCGCGCCCTTCATCAGCCAGCCGGTCGCGACCGACGTGGTGGAGGCATCGACTTGCAGCGCCGGATTGGTCGCGCCATTCGCCCCGACCGCAAGCGCCTTCGCCGCCGCGCTCGCGATCGAGAGCGCCCCTGTGGACCCCTGAACCAGAAGTGCATCGACCCAGGCCGATCCGTCGGCCGAGACCTTGACGTGCAGGTTATCGTCGCCGGTAAGGCCGATCTCGGCGCGGCCGGAGAAATTGTCCTGCAACAAAAACGACAGCGTGTTGCCGGACGCGGCCTTGCTGAGCTTGTAGCGCAAATCGCCGGTGCCGCCCTCGGCGGTCGTTTTGGCGACCCATAAGGCATTGTTGAGCTTGGCGCTGAGCGGGTTGGTGCTGTCGGCCGTCGTGCCGACGCCGAGCAGCGCCAGGTTCTGGATCGCCGTGACGGTCGAGAAGAAGTCGCCCCACGCCGTGCCGTTCCAGGTGACGAGCGTGCCTTCATCCACCACATAGGCGACCCACCCGATCCGCGGCGCGCTGAACTGCCAACCTCCGTCCTGCCAGGTCGCGATGTGCGTTGCGTGCCCGGCCCATGCGCCGGTCGGGCTCGCCGCCACGATCCAGCGCTGCCCGTCTGCCGGCGAGCCCGGCGGCGCCGCGAGGTCGCGGTCGGCGACCGCAAGCTGCACCAGCGTATCGAGCAGCCGCAGCGCCTCGTTGTGGGTGACGTGCTTCTGCGCCTGCGCTGCCTCGATGCAGGGCAAGCCGAGATTTGCCGTATCGGTCACGGACAGCACTCCATGTTCGGGGAAATTGTAGATTGCGCGATGCGCGGTTAGGCCAGCGCGTGCACCACTGTGCTTGCCGGATAGCCGCGGCCGACGGTCGTGGAGAGTTGATAGACGCGCAGCGACAGGCTCGCCTGCGGCGCGCCGAAATCGGCGATCTCGGAAGCGGCCGGGTAGAGCACCGCCGGCGTGCCGGCTGAAAGCGTGCGCACGACGCTCGTGCCAGAAAGCACATCGACCTCGTAGGCTTCGCTGTCTTCGCCGAGCGGCACGTCGGCGGGTTCCCAGGCGTCGCCGTCAATGCGCGTGCGGCGGACCCAGGCGATGTGAATGCCATCGCCCGCGCGGATCGCGCCGACATGCACCGGGGCGAGCGGCGTCAGCGCCGTCGCCCCAGGCGTCGCGGCAAGCGCGACGGTGGACGGGTCGGAATAGTCGCGGCTCGCCGCCACGATCCGTAACTGCAAGGGACGCCCGAGGGCATCGAGCCAGCGCACAACCGCGACCAGCGCTTCGTTCAACACGACGAACGGCGCACCCGCCGGCAACGGATCGCCCATCGCCCATTCGCTGCCGACCTGTCCGCGCAACAGCCGCGAAAGCTGATACGTGCGGTCTCCGGTCAGCGTCGCATTGGCGAATTGCAGCACCTCCCAGCCGCCGTCGCCGCGCTGCACCGCCGCCGCATTGGCCCCGCCCAGCACTTGCAGATCGGACGCGGACGCGAGCGCGCCGCCGTAAACCCGCACACGGAAGGCATTGACGCGATCCCACCGGCTCACCGGGCCGGCAGGCAGCGGATCGAGCGTCACGCCGGCGACTGCGGGCACGACCGCGGTCGCCGCCCGGTCGAAGCTCGCGCCGTCCGCCGATTCCCATACCGCGATCGGTCCCGGCCAGGGCGACGCAAAGATCGCCGCGCGCAGCAGGATCGCGCCGGCATCCCCTGGCAGCGTCGGCAGCGCCATCAGTTCCGCATAGGCGGGCGCGATGACGGTCGGCGGCTTCGGCACGCGGCGGCGCGCCGTGCCGAGCGGCATGCCGAAGACGTTGGAGTCGATCGCCTGCGCGGTGACGCTGCGGCTCTCGGTGTCGACCACCTGGCGCAGTTCGAGCAGGCGCTGCCGCCCGCCGATGGTCGCGGCGATCACGTCGCCGCAGGTCAGCGCGAGCCTGCTCGGCGGCAGCGCGAACTCGGCCGCCTCGCGCGCGACCCAAACGTCCTGCAGCCAGATGTCGGCGCGCCGGCGCATCGCCGCGTCGTCGGTGATGACGGCGAGATCGGCCTGCGCGGTGGCGGAGCTTTGGCCGACGAGCCTGCGCGAGGCCACCGCCGAACGGCGATAGTCGCTGCCGGAATCGGTGAAAGCGATCGACACTTCGCGCGGCAGTTCGCTTTCCTGCGTGCGCGTGAGCTGCGCGGGTGCGCTCGCCTCGTCTGCCAACACCAGATCGTCTTCTCCGAGCGTCATGACCGGGTCGCCGCCCCGCGGCACAAAGTGCAGCGTCTCGCCGTCCTCGGTCGCGCCGAACGCGTAGGCGAGCGTCAGCGGTTCGATGGCGTCGCGCGGCGTCATCGGGCGGTCGATGACGTAGCCTTCCGGACCGTCGAGCAGGCTCGTCGCATCGACATTGCCGATGCCGCTGTCGGCGAGGATCGCGGCGATCAACGGCGCCATCGGCGTCGAGCCGAGCCGGCCGGTGAGCCAGTGTCCGGTCTCCCAGTTGCCGCCGTCGCTCCAAACGTCGAGCGCCGCCGGAAACACCGGATAGGGCCGCGCGTCCCAGGTCCAGAGATGGATCGCACCCGCATCGATCATGCGGTCGCCGTAGACCGTCGAGACCGGATTGCCGGCATCGCTCGCGCCGAAGGCGGGATCGAATGTCGCGAGCGCAGCTTCGAGATAGCGCCGCTGCATCAGGTCGTCGCGGGAGCCGTCGGAAAAATACGGCACGCCGCCGTCGGCCGATTTCGGATCGGGAAAGATGCTCGGCTGGTTGGCGCCCTTGTCGACCGCCGGGCAACCGATCTCGGTCAGCCAGATCGGCTTGCCCTGCGCGACCCACGCGGTCGGGGTCGCAAGCTCGGCGCCGCCGACGCGCTCGTAATGCGGGTTCGCCCACCAGTTCCACAAATCCTTTTGGCGGAACACCCACGGCTTGCCGGCGCCGCCGTCGGTGATCGGGCTCCGCGCCTGCGCGATGCGTGCGGCGTCGTCGGCATAGAAGAAGTCGTAGGCCTCGCCGGCCGCGAGGTTTCGCGCGAGGTAGCCGCGCTCGTAGATCGAGGCCGTCAGCGCGCGGTCAAGTTCGGTCGCGCTGCCGCGCCAGTCCGCGAGCGGCGCGTAATAATCGATGCCGACCGCGCCGATCGCAGGCGACGCCCACAGCGGGTCGAGCGGGAAGCGGACTTCGCTCGCATCCGGGTCGACGACATGCGCGCCGTATTCGGTCCAGTCCGCGCCGTAGGTCACGGCGGCGCCGGCGCCGACGATGCCCTTCACGTCGGCGGCGAGCGAAACAAGCTGCGTCACCGCCGGATAAACGCCCGAGCCCGAGCGCACACGCGTTAGGCTTTTCAACTCCGAACCGATCAGGAACGCATCGACCCCACCGGCCGCCGCCGCAAGCGTTGCGTAATGCAGGATCATCCGCCGCAGCGTCCACTCGTCCGGCCCGGTATAGGCGACGCTCCCGCCGGCGGCGGTGAAATCACCCGGCGCCGCCGTGCCGAACAGCGCCGCGACTTGCGTGGCAGCCGCCGCCGTGCCGTCCGGCGATCCGGCTTCGCCCGGCGCGGGATCGCAGGTGATGTGGCCGCGCCAGGGATAAGCGGGCTGCGCGGCCGCGCCGGTCCACGGATCGGCGAGCGTATTGCCGGCCGCAATGTCCATCATCAGGAACGGGTAGAGCGTGACCTTGAGCCCGCGCGCCTTCAGCGCGGCGATCAGGTCGGCGACGCTGTTGTCCGACGGCGTGCCGCCGAACGCCGGCCGCCCGTCGATCTGCGAGACCAGATACGCCGTCGAGCGATCGACCCCGGCGACGCCCCAGGTGAGCGGCGAGGTCGTCTTGCCGACGATCTCGACGCCCGGCTTCACCGTGCAATGACCCGCGCGCAAGTCGCTGCCGAACCACGTCACCACGATCGCGACGCGTTCGAGGTTCGGGCACAGCCCCTGCAATTCATCCAGCGAGGCGTCGACGTCCGAGGGTGCATGCGCGAGGTGGCGGTTCTCCGGACCGGCGGCGCCGGGTCCGAGCACCTGCGTGACTTCCGAAGGCTCATAGCCGAATTCGGTGGTGCCCGGGATCAGCGTCACCGCGCGCACCATGCGTTCGAGTTCGCCGATCGGCCGGATGATCTCGAACGAAAGCTGCGGCACGCGGTTGCCGAAGTTTGCGAGCGCCAGCCGCTCGAACACGACGTAGGCGATGCCGCGATAGCCCGGCGCGTTGTCGGCGCCTTCCTTGGCGACGATCAGTGCGTCCGGGTCCTGCGTCTCCGTGCCGGGATAGAAGCGCCAGGTCACGCCTGCAAGGTCGAGCAATTTGCCGTCGACCCAGATGCGCCCGACGTGGCCGACCACGCCCTCGCACAGCGCGACGGCGAAGTTGGCGAAATAGCTGTAGGTGGTCGTGGCGGTCTGCGGCGCGCCGATGCTTTTGCCGCCGGACGAACTGGTGTCGGTGGAGACGACCTCCTCGAGTTGCGTTGCCCAGATCACCTGCCCGGACAGGCGCGCGCGGCCATAGACGCGCGGGATCGGCGCGCCCTCGGTCGACGACATCACGTCGAGATCGGCAAGCCGCGGCCCGGTCACCTGCCGCGGGCCGCCGGAGAGCAGTGCGCGATCGATCACGCTGCCCGCGACCGCGCCGACGATGCGGCCGGCGATCGCGCCGATCGACCCGAACAGCGAGCCGCCGAGCCCCGCGCCCGCGAATGAGAGAAGAAGTGCGGCCATGCGTGACCTCCCGCAAACGAACTTCGAATTTCGGAGCGCGTCCAAGTTTTTCATCTCTCCCGGAAGGAGAGGTCGACGACGCGCGAGCGCCGGCGGGTGAGGCGTTACGCCCTGTCCGGATAGCGCCTCGCCCCCTCACCCCCGCCTTCGGCGCGACCACTCCCCGCTGGGGAGAGGTGAGGATTCAGGCGGCGACGCCCGGAAAGCGAAACGCATAGGCGAGGCGGCGACGCCACCACGGCGCGATCGCGATTTCGGCAACGGCGGCGCCGTCGTGTGCGTGCACCATGCGGCCGGGCGCCGTCGCGATCGCGGCGTGCTTTGCGGTCATGCCGGTGCGCCAGCGGAACAACAGCACGTCGCCGGCAGCAAACTTTTCAAGCGCGACCGGAGCGAGATGCCGGAGCGCGGCGTCCGCGAGCGGCTCGCCGCCTGCGGCCTCCGCCCAATCGGGCGAATAGGCGCCGGCAGGTTCGGGCTCGTCGCCGTAGAGCGCGCGCCACACGCCGCGCACGAGACCGAGACAGTCGCAGCCGACGCCGCGAAGCGAGGCCTGATGCCGATAGGGCGTGCCGAGCCATGTTCGCGCTTCCGCGACGATTGCGGCGCGCGTGATCATAGGGATGCTTCCGTTCGATTGAGACGACCCACATCCGTCATTACCGGGCTTGGCCCGGCCATCGCGATCGGAAAGGTGTAACGCTTCGTCATGTTGCATCGTCGCGCCCCTCGCATCGGGATTGCCGGGCCAAGCCCGGCAATGACGGTTGGGTTTTCGCCGCATCAATCAACCTCGACGAAGCCGGTGCCGTCGTTGCCGGCCTGGCCCGGCACGGCATATTGAATGACGAAGTCATTGCCCGGGATTTGCGGAAAGCCGCGGAAATTGACGCCGTTGGCGAAACGATCCCGGCAGGTGGCGAAGCTTTTGTCGCAGCCGGCGGTGACCACGAACGTGTCCCCCTCCGCAAGCGGCGCCGCCATCGTCTGCCACAGCGTGATCTCGACGCCCGCGGCGCTGACGCGGTGCGTCTTCACCTCCATCGCGAGTCCTGCGTTCGCGCCGGTGCTCCAGGCGACGCGGCCGGCGGTGAACCAGCCGTCCGCGAATGCGTCGAGCCCGGAGGCGACAAATGACACGACCGAGGCGATACCCACGATCGCGCCGGTTCCGCGATAAAGCGGATCGGTGAGATCGATGGTGCAGCGCTGGTCGCCGAGATCGGCCGAACACGTCGCGGTGAACAGGCTGCCGCTCTGTTCCGCCAGACGCTGCGCGAGCCCGCGCATCTCAGCCGTGAAGGGGAGGCCCTGTCGGCGCACCTCGCCGATCGTTCCGGCCGCCAGCAGAATATTGAGCGACGGCTCGCTCCAGTCGACAAGGTAGAGCTTTACGTCGGCCGCGTCGTAGCGGCCGGCGGCGAGATCGTCTTCGTTCAGCGTGTCGGATGCGAGTGCCCCGGCAAGCTCCGAGCCACCGACCGCAAGCCCGAACTGCTGCGTCGCCTCCGACGCCGTGAGCCCGGTGCCGGCGCGACATGCGACGCCGGCAACGCTCACGTCCTCGTCGTGGTCGGTGAAGCCGAGCACCGTCCCGCCGCCGCGGGTGACCACCCAACAGCGGCAGAGCGTGGTCGCGCCGGTGTCGAGCTTCGCCTGCAAGGCGGATGGAATTGCACGCATGGAGATCCTCAGCGTTTCATTTCTCCTCCCCCTTGTGGGGAGGGTCGCCGCGAAGCGGCGCGGTGGGGCAACCGGCGCCGACATTTGTGATGTCGCGCTACGCCCCCCACCCCCTACCCCTCCCCACAAGGGGGAGGGGAGAAGCAGGCTATGGTTTGATCTCGACGACTGGGATATGCGGGACCTGGCCGGCTGCGAACGCCGAGAGGTCGACCTCCAGGTAGTCGGTGTCGAACCGCACCGGCACGTCGAACTGGAAGCCCGCGGTTACCGCCGCGCCGGCGGCCGGCGCATGCCCGGCGAGGAACGTCACCATCCCGGTGGTCGCGTCGCAGGTGAAATCGACGCCGGCGGCTTTCTCGACGCCCGCGACCGCGACCCGCACGCTGCCGTCGACCGGCTTTTCGATGGAGCGCGCGTAGGGTGCGTTCACGCCGCCATAGGTTTTCGTCAGCGCGAACACGGCGGTCGCACCGTCGCCCGTCCCCACCGTCTGATCGAGCGGCGTGATCGCCGCGCCCGGCAGGCCCGAGGAATTGTCGAGCCGGTCGCGCCAGCGGAAACCATAGAGGCGTCCGCGCCGCTCTTCGAAGAACGCGACCACCGCCGACAAGGCCTCGAACGTCTTGGTGCCGTAGCCGGCGTCATAGCGCCGGCGCGAATGCGCCCAGCGCGCATTGCGCTCCTCGCGGCCGGAACCGAGCGCGACGATCTCGGTCTTGCGCTCGGGGCCGCCGGCGCCGCCGAGCGCGATGTCGAGCGGAAACAGGACTTCGTGAAAAGCTGCGGTCATCTCGGGCTTGCCTCACAGGCTGCGCTGGCCGCGCGCGACCGCGCGCGCGATCCGGCCGGTGATGTAGGCTTCGGAGCGGCGGAAGCTCGATGCGTCCGGCGTGTTGACGTGCACGGTCACGTTCGCGGCCGCGCCGCCGCCGCCTGCGCTTGCAACGCCGAGCCGGCCGTCGGCGCCGCGCGCGAGCGGCATGATCGCCTCCGGCCCCGCTTCACCGGCGAGGCCAAGCGTGCCGGATGTCATCGGAAAATAGGTCGGCGTGCCGATCACGCCGCCGCTCGCAAAGGCCTGCACGTCGTTGATCGACGAGAGCAGCTTGTCGTCGCCGCCCGCGCTCCCGCCCGTCCCGCCGCCGAACAGGTTGCCGAGACCGCTGGTGAGCGCCGACGTGAGCGGGCGGAACGCCGCCGATACCGCCATGTTGGAGAGTCTCAGCGCCAGCGATTGCAGCACGCTGTCGAGGCCCTTGCCGCTCGTCGCGGCCTGCGTGAACGCGGTGCTCATCGCACGCGCGAAAGTGTTGGCGCCGGCCGTGAGGTTTGCCGTCTGCGTGGACAGCTTGTCCATGACGCCGGGTAAATCGCTGCTGGCGCCGCCGCCGTCGGCCGGCACGGGCGCAGCCGGTGTTTCATCCGCCATTATGGGCTCCCATCGAGGGTTCGGATTTGTCGGGAAACCGCCGCATCAGCTTCGCAAAGTCATCGCGCGCAAGCGGCGCGGCGGACGGGCGCATGAATGCCCCGAGCGCAAGCGCAAGCTCGCGCGGCGTCATGGCCCAGAACGCGTCGGGCGAAAGCCGCAGCACGCCGAGCCCAAGGCCGATCGCCCGCTCCCAAGGGAACGGCTGCGGCTTCGGGCGCTTTGCGCCTGCGGCTACTGAGGGTTTGGCGACCGCTCCGCCTCGCCGAAAGTCGCGGCAATCAGCGCGGCGGCGACGCGCACGTAGCCGGCCGCTCCCCCATCGACCTGCATCGCGGCCACCGCGTCGTCGCTGATCGTCTCGCCGGCGCCACGCAAACCGGCGCCGATGATGCGGGTCAGATCGCGCGCGCCGAGCCGTCCGCTGCCGAGGCGTTCAGAGAGCGCCACGAGGCCGTCAGCGCCGAACGCCGACTCAAGTTCGGCGAGCGCGCCGAGCGTCAACACCAGGCGCCGGCGCGCGCCGTCGATCTCCGCGTCGATCTCGCCGCGATATTTGTTGGGCATTGGTGGTTTCCTCTTGAGGAGTTCGCTCCGCTGTCCACGCTTCCCTTACCTCTCCCCGCAAGCGGGGCGAGGTAAACGATGTTGCTACGCCGCGGTGAACGTCATCGCGCCGGCGGATTCGAGCGCGAGGTCGTAGGTGAGTTCGCCGTCGTAATCGCCGGAGAATTCGAGGCTGGTGATCTGGAACGGGCCCGCGACCGTCCCGAACGACGGGATCACCACCTGGAAGTCCTTCACCGCGCCATCGAAGAACGTCTGCCGCATCAAGGCGTCCGAGGATGCGTCCTTGAACAGGCCGCGCCCCGCGATCGAGGCGCGCTTGATGCCGGCGCCGTCGAGCAGTTCGCGCCAGCGATCAGCCGAGTCGGCATCGGTGATGTCGATCGTCTGCGCGTTGAAGGCGAGACGGTTGGAGCGCAGTCCGGCGACGGTCGTGAACGTACCGGCGCCGTCGTCGATCTTGATCAGCAGGTCTTTGCCCTTTTGAGCAGCCATGAGGTCCTCGTGTCAGTTGGATTCGGTGACGGCGCGGAAGCGCACCAGCGCGTGGTAGGTGCGCCCGTCGGCCTCGCGCCGAACATCCGCGAGCGCGAAGCGCAGGTTGACGAGGTGGAAGCCGTCGAGGCTCAGCGGCGCGTCGTCGAGCGCCTGCATCAGCGCGCCGGTGACGAGATGCGCTTCGCGGTGTCCGCCCTGCCGCGACCACACATGCAGCGTGAGCTGATGCTCCTCGCCCGCATCGCTCGCGGTGCCGTATTGGATGACGTGCGCGTCGCCGAGCGTGACATAGGGAAACGCCGTGCCCTTCGGCGGCTCGTCGTAGACCTTCGCGCCTCCGAGCAAGGCCGTGAGCGCTCCGTCGGCAATCAATGCGTCGTGGATCGCGGCGCGCAGCGCCGCGGTTGCGGTGGACAT